CGTTCCCCCTCGGTGATCGGGTAGCGGTCGCCAAACGGCGCCGCGTCGAAGTCGGTGTCCCAATTGCGATTGGCGATGTCGCCCGTGGCGTTGCACTGCCGGATGCGGACTTCCACGCCGGCCGCGTGCAAGCCGCGGGCAAACGCGGTGCATGTGCGGAAGTCGCCTTGGATCAGGCGGTGCGGACCGTCGTTGGTGTCGGTGCGAAACACGTTGGCGATGCCGGCCTGGAACACGAGCGCGGCGTACTGCAACTTCAGCGTAGCGGACATACGGGGGTCTCCTCTCAGCGTCTCAAGGTACGCGGAGGGGCAGGCACGCTGCCTGCCCTACCGTCTACCCTCACGCTGCCGGCGTCTGGCAGTACCGCGCAGCGGCGCTCTCGACCGCCATGTCCACGTCGGCGCCTTCGCTCATCCGCGCGGCCGCCGCACGAAAGAACGCGGGAATATCCATCACGCTGATCTGTGTCCCTGGGCGGGTGGCGCAGTACGCGTAGTACGCGCGTTCGATCGCCTTGTCGCGCTGCTGCTCTTCGCGGGTCTGTCTGGGTCTGGGCATCTGGGTATCCTCCGACATCCGCGCGGCTGGCCTCCACGCGCGGTGTGTTTCGCCCTTCCGGGCTCATCAGGGAGGCTAGGCGGCGGCTACCAGCACATTGAGCGCCCGCGCCTTGATCGCCGCGTTCCCGCCAAACAGCGCGCTGTCGTACGCGTTCGCGCGTCCGGCCGCGCTGCTCGCCTCCTTCGCCCGGACGTGGTCGAAGTACTCCGTGACGGCGTTGTAGGCGCGCCATGCGGTTGCGTAGCCCTTGCTCGCGTCGGCTCCGCCGTCCTGGGCGTGGTGGCCGTGGAACACCAGATCGGCGATCGCCTCCCTGCGCTCACGGATGGTCTTGCTCAACTTGCCGTCCGCGTCTCTGTCTCCAGGAATCACGGTCTTGATGTACTTCGCGATCTGCTGCGGCGTGAGCGTCTGCGCAGCGAGGCTGGCGTAGGTGTCGCCCGTCTCCCTCAAGGCCAGCTGCATGCGCTCAATGAGCTGGGCGGCCTGCGCCAGCCGGTCGTTCGCCGTCTTGGTGTGCCGAATCACGGCGGCAGTGGCGTGCTTGGTCGTCTGGCTCAGCGTCAAGGTGTTCTGACACACGACTCGTATGGGGGTGAGCTGGGCGCGCACGGCGGCGCTCCCGTCGTGGCTGTTGGTCACGAGGACGTAGCCGCGCACGTCGTCACCGGGGACCGGGGTCACGGTGGCGTCGGGCATGCGGACGAGCGCGAAGGTGCGGCGTCCACCGTCGAGGCTCGCCATCACCTCGACGGTGCAGCCGTGGCGCTCAATCAGCGGCTCGAGCACGCCGAAGGCGGGGCGGTTCTGCACGGTCGTGTACTGACCGCCGACGGTCCCGAGGTACGCGTTGGTGTCGATGCGGCTGACGCCCTGGGCGTCAGAGACCTGGCGGTACTCGATCGGGGCGTCGGGCGTGCGGCGGTAGGCGCGGTAGAGCGGCTCGGCGATGACTTCGAAGTCGAGTCCTGCGAGCGCCATCGCCGCTGGCAGGTTGCTGCGCTCGCCATTGGTCATCTTGCGTCCGAGCTTGTGCCAGGGTGTCTGGCCGGCGTAGGCGATTGCGGGGCGTTCGGTCGATTCGTCAATCATGTGTGCCATGGGGGTCTCCTGGGTCTGCTGCTGCTGGGTTGACGGACTAGAGCAAGTCGAGGTCGCGCTGCCGCGCCGAGCTGGCGCGCAACGTGGGATACAAGAGGTCGGCTGCGTCAGCTGCGGTACGGGGCGTTGTGGACAGCGGCGCGGGTGCGCTCGCGCGCGCGTACGCGTCGAGTACAGCGGCGCGTACCGCGTCCTGCGCGTTGGGGTCGCTGCCGGCGGGCCGCAGTAGCGCAAAGCTCCTGCGCTCTCCATTGACGCTGTACGCCCTCGCCGGGAAGGTCACGTTGTAGCGTGTGGACAACGGCGCGGTGCCGTTCTGGCTGCGCCCGTCACGGCGCTGCCACACGGCGAAGCCGCAGAGCTTGAGCCCCTGCAGCGGTCCGTCCGCGCTGTCGAAGTACATCTCGGCGTCTGCCAGCTTGCCCGGCGGGGTGCCCTTGTCGTTCAGCTGTATCAGTACTCTCATGGTCGTCTCCTCGGTCTAGCTGTACTAGTGGTCTCTCTGCTGAGTCGCGCGTGCGTGGCTGTACCAGTACGGGACAGTTGTATCAGTTCAGTACACGTGTCCCAATGTGGTACACGAGGTCGAAGGTCAACAGTGCGGCCAGTGCGCACAGTGCTGCGGTTGCACACAGCGCCAACCCTTCACCGCTCCGCTCTCTCTGTACTCGGTAGTACTCGGTCCCTGTCTGCATGACGTACTCCTTCCGGTACTACCTGTATACAGCTATCCCGCTATACCTGTCAACAGAAACGCGGTGCACCGCTGCAGGGTACGTACTGTACGTACGCTGTACTCGGCTGGCGCATGGCGCGGGCTGCGCCCATGCGCGCGGCGCATAGGTACAGCTGAGTACGTACGCTGAAGTACGCCTCTCCCTGGTCATTGTCCGCGTCGACCGCCCGGGGGTGGTGGTGGAGCGGTTGGACTTCGGCGAAGTTTTTCGCCCAAACTTTTCGCTACATTTTTTGCGCCGCGCGCGCACCTGTGCTACCCTAGGTGGTTTTTATAAATACAGGCGGAGCGCGCCGACGGCGCCAGCCACGCGTACCCTGGCGGAGCCGCGCCAGTACTAGTACCTGTACTAGGCGGCGCAGCTACGCGCCCGCGCAGCTCCGCGAAGGCGCCCTTGGCGCGCACTTCCGCCGGGACCCTGTCCGTGCCTCTGCCGGCTGTTGACCGCGCCTCCGCGTGTGCTACACTGCGCGCTCATGGGCACAAGACTACAGCGCGAGACGCTCACTGTGACGGCGGCGTGTCAGCGCATGGGCGTCAGCCGCCGCACGCTCTACAACTGGATGGACGCGCAGCGGGTCGAGTGGCTGCGCACCGCCGGCGGGACGCGGCGCGTGTTCGCCGACTCGCTGTGGCGGCGGCAGGACGGGAGCTTGGGCGAGGGGGACCTGACGCTGCGGGCGGAGTCGCCGCGGGCGGAGCGCGTCTCCGATGTCTCCTAGTCCACGCGCCTACTACAACGAACATGACCCCAAGGCGGCGGCATGGCTGCGCGCCCTGATCGCGGAAGGACTCATCGCCGATGGCACCGTTGACGAGCGCGACATCCGCACCGTCCAGCCCGCCGACCTCGTCGGCTACACCCAGCACCACTTCTTCGCCGGTATTGGTGGCTGGAGTCTGGCACTACGGCTCGGCGGCTGGCCCGATTCTGCTCCCGTGTGGACCGGGAGCTGCCCCTGCCAGCCCTTCTCGGCGGCGGGGGCGGGCGCGGGTGCTGCCGATGCCCGGCACCTCTGGCCCGCGTGGTTCCGGCTCCTCCGCGAGTGCCGCCCTGACGTCGTCTTTGGGGAGCAGGTTGCAAACGCGATTGGCCACGGCTGGCTCGACCTTGTTTCGGCTGACCTGGAAGCAGAAGGCTACGCCGTCGGGGCGGCGGTACTGGGCGCAGCAGGTGTCGGCGCGCCGCACCGGCGACTCCGGGTGTGGTTCGTGGCCGAGTCCGGTGGTGAACGATGCGCGGGGGAGCGATTACGCCTACTCGCAAGGGAACCACGAGACGCCCGCGCTGAAACTGGGCGGGGCGGCGAAGCTCACCGACTGGGCGACCCCCTCCGCGCGGGACTTCAAGAGCGAGTCGGCGACCGACGAGTTCAACGAGAAGCGGTGGGGACACACGAGGGGGAAGCCGCTGAGCGCGGAAGCGACGTTGGCTTCTGGTCCCCCTGCGACTACCTTCCCTGCCGCGACGGCAAGTCCCGGCCAGTTGAACCCGGCACATTCCCGTTGGCTCATGGGGTACCCGCCCGCGTGGTCCAGCTGCGCGGCTACGGCAATGCCATCGTCCCGCAAGTCGCCGCTGCGTTCATCCAGGCGTACCTCGACGTCGCTGCGCTAGACTGAGTCATGGCCGCGCTCGCCACCCTCCTCCAGACGCTGCTCACGGCCGTCCTCCCGCTCCTCGAGCGCCGCACCGTCGCGGCCGAGCGCAGCGCCGCCGCCGCCGAGGACCAGGCCGCGTCCTGGCGCTTCCTGTTGCAGATCGACGCGGAGTACCAGGCGTACCTGGCGACCAAGGACCCGCTCAGGGCCGCCGAGTCGGCCGCCCCCGGCGAGGTCGAGGCGCAGTCCGAGGCCGAGCGGGACGAGAACGCGGCGCGCCTGGAGCAGTTCCGCGAGTACTGGTATCTGACGCACGGTGAGCTGCTCGACGACGAGCGGCTGGTGGCGGAGTGGGAGCGGGCGTATGCGGGGGCCCAGGAGCGGGTGGAGGGGAGATTTCAGTGATCGACCGACCGCAGATGCTGCTCCTGTCGTCCAAGGAGTTCCACGCCTGCCAGCAGGCGTGCCGGGCGGCAGGCGTCCAGATGACGATCGAGACCTACGCGGCGTGGCGGATGGGCGAGCTGAAGCCTCGGTCGCCAGTAAAGCGGGCGGTCGCACGGGTGCGGAAGCTGTGGCGGAGGCTCACGTGACACAGCCCATTACCGAGGCCGAACTGGCGCAGTTCCGGGAGCTGTTCCACGCGCCCGGCCGCGTTAGTTGGCGCGGGCTCGTCTACGTGCTCAAGGACCACAATCGTATCCTCGACCTGATTCTCGATGACGGGTTCCCGACCGAACTGGTGGTCGACCCGTCCACGACGATCGAGCTACGCCGGGAGGTCAACGAGGTCGTCCAGCGGCAAGAGGTGGTGGCACGGGCACACTACCGGCTGGCGCGGGCGTTGGAGTGGCAGCAACAGCCGACGCGTCGTTTTCCTCGGGTAGAGTTGCAGGATGCCGCTCCCCACCCGTAGCCGCCGCACCCTCCCCGCCTTCCCGCTCGACGCGGCTGAGGAGTTGAAGCTTCTCGAGCACGAACTCGGTGGCCGGCGCGGCCTGGTCCAGGCGCTCACCTTCGCGCCGCCGACCAAGGACACCCAGTACCTCCTCGGGCTGATCGCCGACCCGGACCACCGGGCGCGCTCGCTGGCTGAGTGTCTCCAAATGGGACGCATCGCGCCCGGGCAGCTCATCGACACCCTGGCCAAGGGGACCTCGGCCCGCGCGCGACTGATCGCGCAGAAGCACGTGGCCGACCGCACGCCGACGGTGGTGGCGGAGGTGATGCAGCAGGCGGCCGAGCACGAGGACGACTGCCCCGAGTGCCTCGGCGCGGGGACGGTGACCGCCGACCCGACCGAGGACCACCCGAACCCGCAGCCGCTCCCCTGCGACGTGTGCAGGGGCTACGGCAAGCTGCGCTTCCCGGCCGACCCCACGTGCCGCGAGCTGGCGCTGGACATGGCGGGGATGATCGGCAAGGCGGGCGGGATCACGGTGCAGCAGACCACCAACGTGGGGATCGTGGGCGGCGGGCTCGCCTCGGGCTACGAGCGGATGCAGGAGGCGGTGGACCAGATCCTCTACGGGGACGCGCGGGAGCCCATTGACGCCGAGCTGGTTGACACCGCCGCCCCGCCCGCCGACAATCCTCCGGCAGAATCGAATGGACAGTGAATTTGTCAAATGGCTGACCACCCTCGGCGTCGGCGGGGTGCTCGCCGCCTTCATGTTCCACTTCTACCGCAAGGACGTGAAGCAGTACACCGACCTGTGGCGGGAACAAACGGCGATGCTGCTGGTGGTGGTGAAGGAGAACACGGCGAGTAATACCCGGCTGGTGTCGTCGGTGGACTCGCTCCAGGTCATCACCGCGCAACTGATGGCCATGATGAGCGAGCGGGGGTTGGGGCGGCGGCACAGCGAGCAGGTGCGGGATCCGCGAGACCTGTCATGACCCTCCGTGAAAAACAGTCGACCTTCGCGCTCCTCGTCGCCCAGCTCCTTCTGACCGCCGACGACCTCGGCTACCAAGTGACCCTCGGCGAGGCGTGGCGCTCGGCCAAGGAGGCCGCGCGGCTCGCCGCGACCGGGGCGGGCATCGCCAAGTCGCTCCACTGTGACCGCTTGGCGATCGACCTGAACCTATTCAAGAACGGCGTCTACCTGCGCAAGACTGAGGACTACGCGGAGCTCGGCGCGTGGTGGAAAAAACAGCACGACCTAGCGCGGTGGGGCGGTGACTTCCCGCGCAAGGACGGCAACCACTTCTCGCTGACCCACGGAGGTCGTAAGTGATCCAGGCCCTCGGTCCCCTGCGCGTCCCCACGCCCGGCACCCCGGTCGCGGTCGCCTCGCTCCTGCCGGCGGAGATGCGCGCAATCGGCTACACGCCGATTCACGCCATCCTACTGTCGGTCATTCCCACCAACACCGACGACATCTACGTCATGGTCCGCTATGGTCCTGACGGTCGGCTCGTGGTGATGAACAGGACAACGTACGCGGGAGTGCAACATGTCCTCGGCGTGCCGACGGTGAACTTCCGGCCGAGCTACCAGGCGGCGCTCCAAGAGGTCCGCAACGGGTTGACGATCGAGGATTTCTACATCGACGCCGACGTCGCCAACGAGGGGGTACTCGTGGGAGTCGTCGTCGTATGAGTGGGGTGCAATGGCCGAGCCCACAGTTCGGGCCTGGGGCGGCGGTAATGGGCGATGCGATGTTCGCGATTCCCGGGCCGACGGATCCGTCGACGGCCGTGATCGCAGCGGCGCCGATGCCCGAATTGGGGCCGCCGATGCCCTACACACCCGCGCCCGACTGGACCGCCGCCCTCACCGCACTCGACCGCCTCACCGCGGAGCTCGCCGCCCTCCGCGCCGACCTCGCCGCGCGCAGCTTCGAGGGCCGACTCCGCCGCCTCGGCGCGTGGCTCGCTCGACTCTGGAGTAGACTGACCGCACACTAGGAGGCGCGCATGGCACTCACGGCTAGCCAGGAAGTCGACCGCTTCGTCCAGTTCTACGCCGACACCGCGAAGGCCGCCGGGTGGGCGCCGGACGAGACCACCAGCCGCGACCAGCGCGTGCAGTTCCTCAGCGAGACGCTCAAGAAGTACTGCTCCAAGGTCCTGGTGATGAAGCGCGCCTCGCCCACCCGCCCCGTCTCCGACGAGGTCGTGGTGTCGGTCCTCCCCGGTGGGGAGTATCGGCTGTTCCGCGACTTCATCGTCAGCGGCGGGTCGAGTGCGTGGCGCTACGCGTTCACCGGGCCGCTGGAGCAGCTGCCGACCGACCAGCCGCTGGTGAGTCCGCTGGACCTCAGTACCTTGAGTGAGCCGGTGGCCGCGGCGCCGACGGTCCCCGGGTGCACGGGGCCCGTGCCGACGCCGGGACCTGGACCAGGACCGGGACCGACGCCCACGCCGCCCGCGAACACCGTCCCGTTCCACCCCTACGACGGCGACGCCAAGTGGGTGCCGGTCTCGCAGCAGATGGAGGCCGACTACAAGGAAGCGAACGGCGTCGGCCTGGACGGCGGGTGCGGGATGTGGATCGCACGCACCATCCACGACTGCTACATGGGCGAGAACGCGCAGACGCCGCCGCTCACCCTGGAGGTGTCCCTCAAGAAGCACCGGGCGGAACTGCGCGCGGCGCTGGGGCTCCCCCCGCTATAGGAGACTGACATGGATCCCGAGCCGATGCTGCAGTTCTTCGTCTACGCCCACCTCCCCGAGGGCCCGCTTCGCAAGGAGTCCCAGAAGTACGCGGAGCTGGCGCAGACGATCGTCCAAGACCAGCCGCGCAATCCGGAGCGCACTGCGGGCTTGCGGAAGCTCCTGGAGGCGAAGGACTGCGGCGTGCGCGCGCTGCTCTACAAGTCGTAGGAGGCTGACATGGACAGCAACATCTTCGTCCGCATCGTACTCGCTGTCATTTTCGCCATCGCGCTCCTCGCCGTGGTGCCGGCGGTGTTCCGACTGGTCGGGTTCCCACTCAGCGCGGACCTGGAGCTGATCATCCGCGTGGCGATTGCGCTCAGCGCGCTCTACTACATCGTGCGGGGGCGGACGAGTCCGCTCCCGTAGGGGGGCGCTATCTACTCCTCCGCCGTCGTCGACGCCCGCCTCCAGCGCATCCTCCGCTCGCCGCTCGCCGCGGCCTACGGCGGCAAGGTGGAGCGCCTCCCGGTCAGCCACTGCCACCAGCTGCGCCGCCAGCTCGACGGGATTTTCGACGCCAAGGGGAAGCCCACCCGGCCGCTCTCCAGCGACGAGAACTGGTTCATCGAGAACGAGCGGCTGCTGACCAAGCTCGACTGGCGCTACTGGGCCGAAAGATATTGCAGCATCATCAGGCCAGATAGAGGTGTCTCGCCACTCTTCCCGTTGTGGGAGTCCCAGGCACTCATCCTCGACGCTATCGCGCGCGAGGAGGAGCGGCGCGTCGAGTCCCGCCACCCAGACGGCTTGATTTTCAACATCTTGAAGGCCAGACAGCTCGGTGCCTCGACGATGTGCCAGAGCTTCATCGCTCACCGTGTCACGACGCAGTCCTATACCAAGGGGATGGTGGCGAGCGACGTGCCCGAGAACTCCGGCTCCACGGGCCTCTTCGGCATGCTGGAGCTCACGGTGGAGCACCTGCCGTGGTGGCTGAAGCCCGCGGAGCGCTTCCACCAGAAGAACACCCACATCGTGTTTGCCAACCACTCCTCGGTCGTCGTGGAGTCGGGGAAGTCGATGAAGGGCGGCCTGCAGGACGAGGGCGGGCAGAAGGGCCAGATCGGCCGCAGCAAAACCTACTCCATTGCGCACCTCAGCGAACTCTCCACCTGGGAGAACCCCGAGACGATCGACGACTCCTTGGACCCGGCGATCGCGCGCACGCCGCGCACCCTGTGGGCGAAGGAGTCCACCGCCAAGGGCCGCCACAACTGGTGGCACGACGAGTGGCTGGCGACCGAGAAGGGCCTGGGGCGGAGCTTCAACATCTTCGTCCCGGCGTACGCGGAGCGCACCAAGTACTGGTCGCCGGTCCCCGAGGGCTGGGAACCACCGGGGTACTGCCTCGACTACGCCGAGCGGGTGAAGCGGCACGCGCCCCGGTGGATGCACCGGCCCTTTGAACTCTCTAAAGAGCAGCTCTACTGGTACTACCAGAGCCGGGAGGCGGCCGAGGAGAAGGGGATCCTCTACAAGTTCCTGGAGGAGTATCCGAGCGAGCCCGGCGAGGCGTTCCAGTACTCGGGGCGGAGCATCTTCACGCCCGAGCAGATCGACCGGGCGCGGAACGCGCGACGGCCGCTCAGGAAGCTGTATATGATCCAGCCGGCGAGCTTGATTACGGAGATCCGGGACGTGGCGTTCCAGGAGAAGCAAGACACCCAGGATATCCAGGACGCGAAGGTGGAGGAGCCTGTTGCCCCGTAGCCCCTCGCGCGCCCACCTCCCCCCGCTCCCCGGCAAGCTCGCCCGCGTGACCGACGACCTCGCCGCCATCCCGCCCGGCTACGGCTTCCGCACCCTGGGCCCCGGCGAACTGGCCGAGCGCGCCACCGCGGGGGAACTGCTCGAGGTCTGCCAGGTCTGGGAACCCCCGCTGCGCCGCTACTCGTACGTGATCTCCGCGGACGTGTCTGACGGCCTCGGGCTGGACCGCTCGGTCGTCGACGTCCTCCGAAAGGGGACCATCGAGCGGCCCGAGGAACAAGTCGCGCAGTTCATCTCCGACCGCGTCAAGCCGCGCGAGCTGGCCTTCGTCATCGACGCGCTCGGGCGCATGTACTGCGACGACGACGGGCTGGAGGCCCTCGCCGCCATCGAGACCAACAACCACGGGCTCTCCACGCAGGACACCCTGCAGCTCCACCTCGGCTACGTGCACTTCTACCGCTGGGAGATGCTCGACGCCCTCTCGCCCGCCTCCCGCTTCACGCAGAAGCTGGGGTGGTACACCACCCCGCGCACGCGCCCGATGCTGCTGGACCACTTCCACGAGGCCGTGACCAGCTACGACCCGATCACCGGGCTGCCGGATCTCATCCTCAACTCGCCGTGGACCATCGAGGAACTCGGCGACTTCCAGACCGAGGGGGCGCTGTGGGAGGCCGAGGCCGCCAAGGGCGCCTTCGACGACTGCATCATGTCGGCGGCCATTGGCCACCTCGTCTGCTGGCGGCTGGCCGGCGGGGAGCGCGAGCCGCTCAGTGACCGCCGCCGCCGCATCCACCTGACCCGGGAGCGCCAGTCGCGGCTCGACGCCGACGTCGACGCCGGGCGCGACTTCCGCAACATGGCCTACACTGCGAACGAGACCGAGCAGTTCGCCGACCGCGCTACCGAACGCGAAGAAGAGGACGAGGTGATCCATGACATCCGAGGCGTCATCTACGACGACGAGTACTCCTGGCACTAAGGCGACAGTAGCGGTCGCTCCTGCGGTGGCGCGCCCGCGCGTCGCGGTGGTCCCCTCTCCACGTCCGCCCGACCTCTCCGCCTACATCGGCACCACCCGGCGCGTGCAGCTCAAGGCGGGCCTGCGCCCCTTCCTAGTCGTCCGCGTCGCGCCGGGTCCGCCGGCCGAGATCTGGGGCTGGCTCTTCCCCGACCCGCTCGCCGACTCGGAGGACCCGCTCCTGAAGTCATACGGGCTGCAGGCCGACGCCCGCCGCCATCCGTGCTATCTTCTCGTCCGGCCCCACGACCTGGTGTAGGCCAGAAAGGCGCGCACCCCAACATGAAGGTCAGCATCCCCGACGACCTGGCCGAGCAGCTCCAAGAACAGCTGCGGGGCCGCACCACGCTCGAAATGGAGGTGGCCGCGCGGCTCACCGC